TTTCGAATAACGTCGATCTGCTTCCATACTTTATCTTCTGCTGGATTTCCATATACCTTTTCATGCCATATCAGCCAGCTTTCTTCGCCCACTCCAAAGCCCTTGACCTTGATCTCTAACCAGGTGTCTTGTACGTCAACCGCCGCCAGCAACAGCAACACCCCATCTGGACAGAACCCGCTCGGATACGGGTTTGCCGCGGCGCGCTGCATCAGGCCATCGGGAGAAACCTTGGCTGTTGCCGGATCCTCCCAGGCCTCGGCTGCCCGCTTGTTGACCCAGCCTTTTAGGAGCATGGTGTCATTTTTGGCACGCAAAAATTCATCTCGGATCTTCTCCCAGCTCAGCCACCCATAGGGGGCATACCAGCCAGGCAGATGAAACCCTGCCGTCTCGCCATCGCCCTTGGCAGTAGCTCCCCACACCCCCCCGGCCAGCATCGCCACCTTGTGGTGCTGCGCCAAGCGCTCACCGCACGCCGAGCACTTGCACCAAACCTCCCCATCCTTTTTGTCCCAAACCATGTGCTCCCAGCGGATCACCTCGTTGGCCCCGCAGCAGGGCATGAACGCAGCAAAGCGTCGGCGGTCGCTGCGATTTTCGAACTCCCAGGTGATCCGGCACGCGCCGCGGGTGCCGGGGGTGCTGGTGATCAAGGTCTTCCTGTCAGGAAAGTTGGTCTGCCGCGCCTCAGCATTTTCGATTGGATCGCCCTTGTCGTCAATCTCCAGGGGCAAGCTTGACGCCTCATCAACCCATAAGTTCTGGGCCGGCATCCCCTGGGCGGCGCTGCCGCTGTTGCCGCCAATGATCGACAGCAGCATGTCCCCTTGAAACTCTTTCAGGAACATGGCGTTGGCCGCGTCCCTGGACCTGCTGCTAATGGTCTTCGCTGCTACGGCAGGGGTGTCCTTAAACAGCGGATCAAGCCGCTGCCTTACCTGCCGCTTGGCGAAGCTCTCGGTCGGGAACAGGATCAGGAAAGGCGCCGGGTCCATCGCAATGGTTCGCCCCAGCCAGTTCAGGCCGCATTCGGTTTTGGCCCCTGACTGGCTGCCGAAGATCAGGATCACGCGCCTGATCTTCTTCTCCCGTGGGCTCAACAGGTCCATGGGCTCTCGCAGGAAGGGAACCCGATCGGTTCGCCACTGCCCAGGCTCTGAGCTGCTGCGTCTGGTCAGCTGCCGCTCGGCGTCGGCCCACTCGCTGACACTGAGATGCAACGGCGGCTGAATGGCCTCGATGAACGCATCTTCGTAAATCTGGCCCCCGTCAGGCATGTTGCTTGAGCCCCTTGAGGGCGTTCTCGATCTCATCCTCGAGCAGGGCCCGCACATCCTCGGGTTCGCTCATCGCGGCCAACCGCGCAGCGTTGCGGGTTGGGATGATCAGTAACAGGTCCCGCACCTGGCGAGCGAGCTTGGCGGCCCTGATGCGGACATCCACTTCGGTAACCACCTCGTTTCGATCTCTCAAGGCTCCGACCCTTGCCCGCTCTGCGTCGTAGTGCAGCTTGCGTTTCATGCTGACATCGGCCGCCTGGATCTCGTCCTCTGGCAGGCCCAGGATCAAGCTCTTTAGTTCGCTGTCACTGGGCAATCGATTGGGCCCAGTTGGAGGCGCAACAGAGGCGCCAAGTTCGGGGGAGCTTTTTTTGTGGCTATTGCGAACCTTGACGGCATCCCAAAGGCGGTCGGCAATCTCAGAATCAATCAGAAACGAACCATCTTCCTGCGTGACCACCGCCGGCTTGATTCTGATTTGCCTGGCCTCCTTCACCGTTGGAGCGCTACAGCCCCTGTGCCTGGCGTACTGCGCTTGCGTCATCAATGGCATGTTTTCAGGGCAACCCTTAGCCTTAGCTTTATCCTAACGACTAGCCTAAGCCTTACAGGTGCTTGAGGCGGGGTTGGGGTTGGTGTGCCTTGCCGGGTGATCGAGTAAGGCTAATTTTTGGCCACTCGCTAGAAAAAGATCGCGCGCGAGTCTACCCACGACCAAGACCCCTGTCGGAGGACCCAAGCCATGGGGGGGTGACTCATCGTGCAGTCTTCAACGCCTCGGTCACATATCGCTGCAGTGCTGGCCCCCAGGTCCTGCTCACGCTCTCCTGCGTAACCTGACGGATCGGCCAGCGCTTGGGGATGTTGGGCAGCTGGTTGAAGAGCAGGAGCGACTCGACCCGATACCTGCGCATCCTGCCTGATCCGATGCGACGGTAGACGCCAGGCCGGAGCTTGCCGCGCCGCTTGCCGAGCATGAAGGTGTCAGGCCCACCCTTGAGAGCCTTGACCGCCGCGGCCTTGCTCATGTTGCCGGATGCATTGAGCCTTGCCCCGCGCCCAGGGCGCCATGCTGGGGCAGCCGTAAGGCGCCGCTCTGATGGCCTTTGGGGCCTAACGCCACCCTGGATGGATGGCAGCAGGTAACGCTCTTGAATCTGTTGTGGCGCAAGTTCGGCGGTCAGGTTGCGCTTGTTGCTGAACCTGCTGACTCGGTATGCACGCTGGGTGAATTGAGTAGGCCTGTCGAAGTATTTGTTGGTTGACTGGTTGAGATCCGTGGCCGCGCCTTTGGCGACCTCATTAAGTCCCCTAGATGCTGCGAAAGGCATCTGGTTCTGAATCCCTGCCAGCCATGCCTGAGCCTTGCTTAGGCCGCTGCTGTCAATGTCTAGGCGGATGTTGGGCATTTATACCTCAATCTCTACATTCTGCACAATGATCTCGCATCCCTGTAGCTCCCCCTCCATGCAATATGACTTGATTGCAACAACCCGGCACACTTGAGAATCGTCTTTGAATAAAACCCCGGTGAGTGCGTCAAGGGTTGACCGCTGGATTTTGTCAATATCTGGTTTAGTGATGACGTGCCTGGGAGCGTTTGGCTTGAGCAGGCCTTTGGCGTTGAAATGGCCCTTGGGTCTTGCAAACCGAAAGGCCAGCTCAAGAAACACCGGGCCAAGGGCCATGGGAGCGCCGGCATTTAACGCCTCCTGCCTGACCGCTTCGCGCCATGGCTTGAGGTTGGTGCTTTGCTCCACCAAAATGCCGCGGCCAACATGCTTCTTGGACCCCTGAGGTGCGGGCCTAATGCCTTCGACGTTGAAGTGGATCGGATCGGCCATGCCCCAACCTTATCTCAACCCATCGGGTAAAAGGATGGGCATTCCCGAGCAAAATGCAAGGAGTCGTTGCATTCTGGAATATCAACAGTGCAATAACCTAAGCGTTTTATCAGTTTTTCAGAGTCAATTCTATCAATTCTGCAAGGTGTTGGTTCAAAGAGCTTACACATTTTGCAGGTTCGCCTATGTGCATAGTTTGGCGGGATGCTTGCCAGTCGTGGCAGCTCTGGAGCGATGTTTTTACAAGTACGCCCTAGTCGTATGTTAGCAACAGTTTTTATATTTTTCATCCCAAGTTGCTGCCGCAATTCTTCGTTGGTAATGCTAATCGGTGCGGTGAGGATGGCTCTGATGGTGGTTTCGTCGTTTGCGTTGTTGGGATTACTCATGGCTGCTGGTGAAGGTGTTGGCACTGAAAAGGTGAGCAAGGGGTTCAAGAGAGGTCAAGCCTTCTGAAATCACCCCCCCCCCCCCCAATAAAAAACACAGGGATCGGGAGAAAATCCGGCAAATCGCAGTCATAGCAATGGTTTAGAGGTTCAAAACATCGGGAATTTTGCGGGAATTTCTTTTGGGATCAGGATTTTCCGAAATCCTGCCCCTTGAGAAATTCCCGCAAAATTCCCGCAAAATTCCCGATTTGGCAAACCTGAAATCTCTTGCACTGCAAACGATCTCACGGATTTTTTCCCGAAATCCCTCTAAAAAGAAAAAACAGTATGGGGGGGGGAGGTAAGAAGTAAAGATTTGGTTCATTACAGAATCCTTACAAGGCATATCGAGGAGCATTGCGGCCAACGGTTGTCAGCTTCCAGGCCTTCCCCGCTTTTTTGATCAAGCCTTGCTTTCGCAGCCAGGTCAGGTTGTTGCGCACCGTCGCCTCAGAGACCCCCTGAAGGTCATCAAGCAACATCCGGGTGTCGGTGGGCCTACCGCTGGCCTCGCGCAGCTCCAGGCGGTCGAGGAGGGCGCAGCGAGCGTTCCCGGTGATCTCTCCGTCGCTCACCTCAAACCCCTCGGGCCCAAGGCGGTACTTGAAATCGCGGGACTGGCTGCCGCGAAGCTTCAAAACCGACCACTCGTTGCAGGTGCCCCGTTCGCCGGTGTGCCGAGTGATCTGGTGAACACCGCTGGGGATCTGGTTGATGTTCTGGGAGCCTGCGGCGGCCTGGACGCCTTTGCCAGAGGCTTTGCCGCCTGCAGGGTGATGAAGCCACACCAGGGAGCAATGCCGGCCTACTAGGGCCTGCATGAACCGCATCAACGTGCCAACGGGACCGATTCCAAAATTGATCTGGGCAAGCTCAAGGACCGCTTTTAGGCTGTCGATGATCACCAGGCTGTAACCGCCAAGCTCCAGTTCATCGCGCAGCTCAAGCAAGCCCCTGGGGGAGCAGCACCAGGGCGGCATGTGATCGCCAGCTTCAGCGGCCCAAATCGACAGGTTTTCGATGATCTCAAGATCATCAGCAACGCCCAAGTCTTCGAGGTATTCGAGCACCATGGCCCTGGCCCCCTCGCCGGCGTCGGTGCCGATCCAAAGCACCCGCCCGCGACGGAGAGGATCGACAGGGATTTCCTGATCAAGAAAAGGCTGGCCTTTGATGACAGCTGCGGCCATTGCAGCTGCAGCCATGGTCTTGCCTGCGCCCCCGGCTCCAAACAGGACGTGGTCCCGGCGCCAGAGCAAAAACCCTGGGAGCAGGTCCTCCGCAGGTGAATCGAGGGGGTCGATGATTGATCGGCCCCGGCGTTGTCCGCTGTGGCCCTGCTGCAGGGGGAGGCCCCATCGTCCTGCTAAGGCCACCATCATTCGATCGTCTATGGCATCGCCCCTGACCCCCAAGGCGAACAGCTCAGCTCGAATCGCCTGCTCTTGTGCCCATTGATCAGCCGGCTCAAGTTTCAGGTCGAGGAGGGTGTCCAGCAGGGATTGAATCTGCTGGTCGCGTGGGGGCTCTGATCGTTGGGGCCCTGGCTGCTCCTGCTGCTGCTCAGCCTCCACCAGCGTCCAGTAGGCCTCGGTGGCAGCTTCGATGATGTCCAGGATTGCGCTGCCAGGGTCATCCGGGGCATCGTCGATGGATCCACCGTCTGGGAGGCCAGGCCATAGGTCAATGGCCGTGATCACCAGTATCGGCAGCCCTGCCTGCGCTGCGGCTTCGGCTGCGTTCTCGGCGCGCCGTCGCCCCTCCTGCTGGTGAACCGGCCGGTCGGGGCCGTCATGGTCGGCCAAGTAGACCACCCCCGGACACCCCGCATCACGCAGCGCCTTGTAGCGGGGCACGATCTGCTCAATAGTGTGAGCATGACCCGGTTGGCTGATGCTGACCACCCCCTCTGCCGCGCAAAGTTCTGCGCATTTTTCTCCCTCGAGTTCGAGAATCCACCCATCGGCGCCGATCGTGTCGGCCAGGTTGAAAACGGGCCATGGGTCAGGGCCGGCACCCTTTTCCCATTTGTCATCCAGCAGCTGAAACCCGTAGAACGCCTTGTCACCGTCAGGAAGCGGCACCCGCTTGACCATCTGAGTATCGCTGTAGCGGTATGGGCTGCCAGCAGGCTCCCTGGGGGTCATCCTGGCCAGGGCCGGAGGCCGGTCAGGCAAAGGCGCCGGCTGTGTCCGCGCTGGCTCTGTTGGTCGCCGCTGAATCGATCGCCTAGAGAGGCGCTGGGCCCCGTCGCGTGGTTTGTCGAGGGTGTAATGGCCTGCCCTGCCGTCGCGGGTATTGCCGGTGAATGCCCACCGCTGATCATCTGCCCCTGTGATCACCTCGCCGGGGCGATGGTCTTTGGGGTGATGGCAGATCACCTCAAGGCCATTGGACGAAATTCGGCAATCGCTGTCTTTCGTTCGGCCGCAGACAGGGCAAGGGTTGCGCCTGCTGCTGGGGAGCAATTTTTGTTTCTCGCTCATTCGGCTTCGCGCCGGGCTTTGGCAGTTTCCCGCGCCGTGGCGGCGAGACTGGCCCGCCTGGCTCGCTCGATCGCCATAACCACCAGGGCATTGACCGCTAGGCCCCTTTTATCGGCCTCAGCCCGCAGCCAGAGCCTTTGTTGCTCAGTGGGCCTGATTGAGATCGGGTGTCGCTTCGACGGCATGGGTAGGGGCAGGGGAATCTCGGCCAGTGTAGCCGGAGAGGTTCACCCTATGTTATCGTCCGCCCATGGCCGCCGCACCATGACCTGGCGGCCACTCACTTTTTATTGGTATCTCCTTATGAATGACACCCCTTGTAAAGTCCTTGAAATCAACGGCGTCAGGTACGTTCCTGAAACCGCCGCCGGTCCTTTAGCCGGTAAAGTTGATCGAGCAGAAAGGCTGCTTGTTAACAGTGTTATCGACACAAACATTGATACTGGCTGTGTATTGCGATCCCTGATTGAAGAGATTCGCAATGACTTGGGGCTGCCCAAGCCTGGCGAGGCTGCTAAATGACTCACACAATCTGCGAAAACCAACGCATCACCGAAGACGGCCTTGTCTGGAAACTGACGCTAGTGGCCACCCCAGGAGTTGGCACCTGGAACGTAAAAGCCACTTTGACCCGCAACGGCAGGGTCAAAGAAAGGCACGGCCGGTGGTCGGCTCGAACCGGGTGGACCAAGACTATGTGGCACCCGCTGCCAAGTTCTCAGATTGCCAAGGTTGCAGAGGACTGGATGCGGGTCCATCCCATCCCGATCTCAGGTGGTGTAGTAGTTCGCCAGGGGATGCCATGATTGAAATCAACTGCCACGGCGGCCGAATCGGCCGCTTCTGGTGGGACAACAGCGACATGGCCGGCATCTTTACCAGGGCCGGTCAGTTCAACACCAGCTTCCGTCCTGGCCGTTGTGGTTGGCGTGAATCCTGGCCCGATGTAATTGCCCCATGGCCGGTCTGCCCATGGGGCCCAGGTAATTCTGCAAATGACTACTGTTGTGACTTTGATGCTTTTGAACCGTGGTTTGATCGCCAGATGGAAGTTCGCAAGCTCGATTTAGATCTAAACATTACATATAGAATCGAGATATATTCAATGCTGTGCGGCATGTTTAATGCTGGCGTAGAAGCTGGCCAAAATCCGTGGCGATGGGCTAAAGATGTGGAGGCTAAGTTGCTGCGCCAGGCTGTTGAACCGGTGGACCGGGAGGTTGGGCCGTGAGCATTGGTCCCCGCATCCCCCTGGCCGAAGCCCTGGCTATCTGCGCAGACACCGTAGCAGACCTACGCCCGCATTGCCTGAAAATCGACGAGGCAGGGTCAGTCCGACGCCGCCGCCCAACCATCGGCGATCTGGAGATCGTATGTTTGCCCAACCGCGACCCCCTTGAATCAACGCCGCTGTTTGCCGGTGGCTTTGCAATGGCTGTGGAGCAGTGGCCCGGCGTCGTGGGTAATCCTGACGGTCGGTACACCCAACGGATGCTCCCCTGCGGGTTGAAATTGGATTTGTTCATGCCGCATCCCGATGGTTACGGCCTGATTCTGGCCATCCGAACCGGGTCGTCTGACTGGGCGCACAAGGTTTTGGCCGCCGGCTGGAGGCGAGCCGGCTTCCATTCAGACAAGGGCCTGCTGCGCCGCGAGGATGGATCGGTGGTTCCGTGCCGCACCGAGCTGGAACTGTTCGACACTATCGGGCTGCGATGGGTTGAGCCGGTGGACCGGGAGGTTGGGTGATGGCTGCCAACAACGATTGGGACCACCCCAAACGGCCAACCTGCTACACACCACTACACCCCGCCGCCGCACGCCCCGGTGGCGCCGATCCAATTACCCAACGAGGCCCCATGAACAACCCCAACCCCCTAAGTTCCGCCGCGCAGGCGGTGTTGGATGCGGCCAACGGAGCCAGCTCCTACAGCCCGGATGATTGTCTCAACGATGCGCCCCAGGTTGCTGTTGCCACTTTCCGCGCCCTGGTGGCCAACCACGGCATCCCAACCAAGGGCGGCAGCATCATCCTGAACGGGGATGCCGTGCTTGACATCGCCACAGAATTGGAGCAACAAGCATGAGTAACACCCTGACCCCACTTCCCGAAGTCGAAGCCGACCCCGATCACGCCAAAGCCCTGGCCCGTGCGATCTGTCTAGAGCGATACCCACGGGAACGATCCGATGGCTGGAAGGGCTGCCCGGACATTTGCGCAACGTGCCGCGCTGGTGCCGCTGCTGTAGTCCGGCTGCTGGCTGACCAGGTGGCTCCTATGCCTCTGCTAACGCGATTGGCAACGCCGATGTCTGGGGAGTGCATGCGGATTCGCGCCGAAATGCTCGCCATTGCCACCGAGCTGGAGGGGGCCAATGGCTGATCCCATCCTCTCGGATCGGATTGCCCTGGCGGTGTGCCGCTCTACTGGCAACCCCGACGGCTCATGCGTTGCGATCTGCCGCGACTGCCGGCGCGATTCCTCCGCCGTCGCCCATGTCATCGGCCAGATCCTGCGCGAGCGGCACGGTGGTAGCAGCACCATTGCCGATTGGCTTGATGGGGTTGGGTGCCACCAGCCCGACGCCAAGCCGCTCATCCAAGATGGATGGAAAGCCCTGGAGCGCAGGCAGGACCCGCGAATGTGGCCACCGATTGACCCAGGGAAGGAGACGGCCGCGCTTGCTATTGCCCGTGAGCTAAGGGGGCCCGATGCCTGATCCCGTTTTAAACGATGAGCTTGACTGGCTGATCTGGCGCGATCTCCGCGATCAGGACAGGCATCCAGAAAACAGCCTCGTTCTGGTTTCCGCCGCTGGGGGGCAATCGCACCGAATCAAGGCCAGGATCCAGGCCATGCGCAAAGCTGGGCGGCTTCGGTTCCATCGAAGAACCGAAAGCCGCCTCCCCGCCCGCATCAAGGCCCACGGCTGGGAGGTGCTGGGCTGCCCCGGCGATGGCTACGGCGAGGATGGCCGCTGGGCCTGGCGCGAGGGCTGCGAGGATTGCCTTCGCCGCATTAGGCCGGATCCCGCTGATGGGGTGATCGAACCGCCGCCGATCATTGCGTTTTGGTGTGAATTGAGAATTGAGCCCACTCCCTAACTCGAAACGCCCCGGCCGCCCTCGCAAGCCCACCACCCCTAAGGCCACCCCAGAGCCCACAGACACCACCCCGCAGGGCCCACCACCCCCTAAGGGGGATGCAGTGGCTTTGGCCCTGATCGCCGTGGCATCTGGCGCCGTGCCGGTTGAGGCGTGGGCGGTTCGAGCTGACGAGCCCCTTGACCGGCAGCAGGCATGGGCTGGCGGCGGCTGGCGGTTTGCGTTCTGGTGGCAATCGGGAGAGCTCCACCGCCTGGCTGTGGCGCTGGCCCCTGATGGTGCCCGTTGGGACTACGGCTGCGGCCGGTGGCCTGATTGGACGGCCGGGCCTGATGCCGTGGTGCTCGATCCGATCTGGCACTTGCTGGCCTCGGAGCAGCGGGTTCAGTTGCAGGCACGGCTGCTGAATTGCACGTCGCGGCCACGGCCCCCGGTGCCGGAGTATTTCACGCGCCCTTGGCCGTCGCTTGATGAGGTTTTCCCGCCTGATGAGGACTGGCTGGAGCGGGCGAGCTGAAGGCCTAGCAGTTCGGTTGTCCGGAAATTCCGGATGACTGGATTTGATGCAGGTATGAAAAAGCCCCCGGATGGGGGCGGTGTGGTCAAGCTGGGGTCAGGTATTTTTGATCCTGGCAACACGCAAGCTGCCGCCACACAGCCGGGCGGCTTCATCGCGGAGCTGAAACGCTTCGGCGCGGGACTGGAGCTGATCGGCGAAGGTTAGGCCGCAGAACTCGGGCAGTTTGCTGTTCTTGCTCCTGCGAATGCCGAACGCCCAGCGGCTGCCGTCGTGGGCTTCGATTCGGTAAGTGGTGGCCATGGTGGTGATGCGGTGGAATGGGTTGCCGGGAAGCCCCGGCGGGCTGGGGGCGGTCAGGCATGTAATTTATTGAAAGTAACTTCAACCGCGACTTTGTTGATTTGATTGTCAGACCAGTTTGGGTGGCGTTCCTTAATGTCAGCGAAAAGCCGTTGCCATCCCTGATAAAAATCCTTAAGTGCGCTAGCTTTTTCTTGACGGGTCATTATCATGGCTGGCTGGCTGTAGTTTGTTGTTTCTGGGTATCCGGGGCAATCGGTGGCGGTTGTCATTGTTTGTAGGGGGGGGGATGGATGTGTTGCCGGGATAAGCTCCCGGCAGGCTGTGAGGGGATCAGATCACCCGACCATTTGGAAGGATGGTGCGGTGGATGCCGCTATCAACGCTGAAAAATTCTTGATCGAGCTTGGCGGGATTGATCTGCTCCCTCAACTGGCGAACCAGTGCCATGGCTTGATCCCACTTCGCCTCCCAGCCGTCAGCGTTGTAATCAATGGCGTTGACGACGGCTTCGGCGGCTTTGAGCTGGGACTGAAGGGTGGTAGCGGTCATGGCTGGCTGGCGAGTGGCGGCGGCTCGGGTTCCCCCTTGCCTGCCTCCACAATGTAATCCGTAGATAACGCCCCAGCATGACAACCCTGTGACGCTTTACGGATTGTCACCTTTGCTCTCTGTCTTTCGTCGCTGGCGCAGCTCCCACACCAACCGGGCTGTTGCTGCTCGGCCCTCTGGGGTTTTGCGTGAGCACTCCCGACAGATGCGGCCATGGGCCCCGGTGTGGCGCCGGCCGCAGCTCTCGCACGGGATCCGCCGGCCGCCTGGTGCCAGGCCAGCCTTGCGCTGGCGGTAGAGGCGCTGGCGTTGGGCTGCAGGATTGGGCTTTGGGGTGTTGGGGTCAGGCATGAAGGGATTGCTGGCAAAGGCGTCGGAAATGCAATAAATCTTGCGCCAACCGGGCTCTTAAGTGAGGATATTTA